CCATCTCCTATAATTGAATACCATTTTCCCTTTGTGTTGTGGTAACCGCAAAAGATGTCATACTTCCCACACAAAAGCACAACCTCATTTGTTTTCGGCAACCGCTCGGAGCATGGTATCCAATGTGGCTCTGGCTCTGCGGATGGCAATCCTTCCAGTATATCCTGAATCTCATACAACATCATGGTATTGTATCCGCTGTGATCGCCGCCGTATTTCCTCGTCTTTTCTGATAGTCCAAACGCATCAATCGCATCCTGTCTGCTGATTAAGTCACTCATCGTTTCTCCTTTCTCCGTATTCCTACATGGCAATACCCGTTAGGTTCTGTTTCGAAGTGGTAGTAGTCACATACATGACCTTGCTCATTGGGAACTCTATTATCTGCATAATAGCAGTATTTGCACTCTTTGCACCTAACAATGTCTACCGATAACGCTTCGATTGCCATCTTGAACGCTTCTATGTCTAGCAATTCATTTTCAATCGTTGACCTTAACTGTGTTAATCCCATATGGAACTCTGCCGCCGATATATTTTGTCTGATTCTCTTGATTGCCTCTTCTTTATTCATTTCTGTTACCTCCGATCAGATTTGCTATTATTTCGACTATAAGCGCAGAACCCACCAAACAAGCAAAATAGTAACAATGCCCTCAATCATCACTTCACCTTTCTACCTGCAATAAATCCAAGCGCAAAGCAAATCATGCAGCCGATATAAACCACTATAAAAACTTTCATTCTTCTTCATCCTCCAATGCTTCAGATATCATTTTAACGATCTCACTATCAAGCACCTTCTTTTTACCATCTGCGTATCCTTGAGCATATGCGCTGTTATATAGGTGTCTAATATGGTTTTCGATTGCTTGCATGATTTTAGTTATCGTTTCTTCCTTATCCATTTAATCTGCCCTCCAGATGCTCCCTTATAATCTCAATCATCGCCATCTGCAATTTAAGGATCTCCTCATCATCTCCTTCAGAATAGCTATCTGTAAAAACAAATGAGATTATTGCATCTAATGCCGCCTCAAATGCTGCGCCTACGCTGTTAAATCTTTCGATTGTATTGCGATCTTTTATAATTTCTGCTACAGCCATTACATAATCTTCTGTAGCTTCAATCATTCTATCGTGATAACTCATATTCAATCGCCTCCTGTCTATAAAAATCTCTGTGGCTTCTTGCGCATATCGTGCATGGTGACATCCGCCCATCGTGAATATCATATTTACATCCAGCACATTCAAGCTCATTGCCTTGTGCTGCTTTTTCTAATACATCAACAGCTGTGCTTAAGGCATTGCATTCTTCATGCGTTGCCCTTAACCATAGGTAATCTGATTCTTCTATAACCTCTACAGCTCTTTTATAATCCATCTATTTCTGTCTCCTTGAATTTCACTTCACATCTATTGATTACATATTCACACAAATCAGAATTGCTGCATGATTGCTGTTTTATAACAACCTTCCCTTTAGCACATATTGAAACCTCTTCTATATCAAGAAATTTACAGCCTTTGCAAATATCTATATCTGGAACTATCACCGGTACATTTATTGCGCTCATTCCCTATTCCTCCTTCATAACTTACGGGCTATTATGATTAACAAACCTACGATTAATCCCAAGAAAACGCTTACTGTAGATTCAAACCCCATCATTCTCCTCCTCAATTCCATCGTATTCGATAGAATACGGCTCTGGTAACGGCATCCATGCAATGAAATCTTCTGGATGTTCAATATCAGTTTCCCAACCATCCCCGGTCATAGCCATCCAATCTGAATTGTTGCGTCTATATCCAATAACTTCGTTATACTTTCCAGACAAAATTACTTGTGTATAGATTTCGGGTAACCTCTCACTACATGGAATCCAGCCGCCTATGGTTGGAGCTTTGTCTATCATGTTGCAGACATCCAATTCGCTGAAACACAACTCCGTTGGTGGTCTTAAATGTCCACAGTCTATATAATCCTTTAAGGCATCTGCATCAATCAGCCTCATCATTCTTTCTCCTTGTATGGCTCTGGTATTGGCATCCATGCCACTACTTCATACAATATCCCATCTTCACTATCAAGATCTGTCCATACCGCACCTGTCCAATGCAAGGCCGTTGCCTCTGTTGCCCCTTTGACAGTTACTATATATTCATCTGCCGGGATATCTTCACCATCATAAAAATAGTCTCTTCTTCCTACTGGAATAGGCGGATTGAATTCTTTGGTTGGTATCCATCTTGAACTCTCATCTATTGTCCAATACTTCCCTTCTTCATCCCAGATATATCTACTCATGCCATTTCCTCATTTCTTCATCGCCTTGATAACTTTCCTTGTTTGTATATCTAATACAATCTTTTCAAGATTTTTTATTCCTTCTGTTGTTTCATCGCAATCATTCATATCCAGCCATATCATAGCCATTGCTGTTGTTGCCGCTTCAAATGTTGCCCTTAACTCTTTCCTATCCTGCGGATCTTTCAGTTTTGATAACAGAATGCTCTCCAGATCCAGCAGATTTGCAATCTCTTTTTCAATAGTTTCAGCATTTAACGATAATATAACTTTATCCTTGATTTGTTTTTTCATGGTATCCCTCCGGTTTATCTGCCCATGCTATGACCTTCTCCGGCATGATCGATATGTTCCACCTGTATTGATGCCAATGATCTTCTAACCATGTTCCTTCATTCACAGATTCCGCTGTACAGAACAATACGCTTTTAGCCACAGGAGGCATCTGTTCTTCACATGGTATCCATGTAATTTCATTTCTTCGCTTTTCCGCCTCTGCGCCTGTTTGCTTTATATCTTTTGACTCGTTCATATTCGATCATCCTTATATCATGGTCTTTAAATTTTTCTTCTTTGATTTTCTCTTTTCTTGTTTTGAGATCCTCAAGGAAGGCTAAATAATCATCGCATTCCGCATGACAGTTAGCCCTCCTTTTCTTGCAATCTTTACAACTCGTTATCATGATATTTCTTCATGCCTTCTTCGATCATCTCATGTTCTGCTTTACGCACTTTCTTTAGCACCTCTTTCAGCTCCACATAAGCCATCTTGCATGGATCTGACAGATTGTTAGTATCTGTGCTATTCAGCTCATGCATTAACATTGCCTCTGTTTTACGGATCAGCTCATATCTCTTTATTGCACTTTTGATACACGGCTCTGTTTTGTGCTGGATAATAGAATCCTGTGCCGGGATATCATTTATAATTTCTCTTACGTTAATCATTTTTCCTCCTAATAAGGGATATCATCATAGGTTTCTTCAAGATCCTTGAAAAGATCATCTTTCTTCTTTGGCTCTAAAAAGTCGATGCTCGATACAACTACTTCTGTTGTGTATATCTTGATATCGTCTTTCATGTATGATCCTGTCTGTAACTTCCCTGTGATCCCGGTTAGATATCCTTTTTTTAGATATTTCTCGCAATTTTCAGCGATCTTGCCAAAAGCCACGATGCCTATAAAGTTCGTTCTCTTTTTTTCTCCATAGCCATCATTCACAGCCAAAGAGAAACGAGCAACAGCCAGCGGATCTATCCCGGTTGTATATCTCAACTCTGGATCTCTGGTTAATCTGCCTATAAGATGCACGTTATTCATCTTTCATACCTCCATTGATCCATTTGATCTTGGAATGCATAAAACCCTGTCTGGTGCTGTCTTTCTTCCAGCTCTTCAATACGATCCCTTCTGTACTCTTCGATATCCTGTATCACATCATAAACAGAATCCTCTTCATCGTATAACTCTAGTAGTTCTTTAAATTCTTTGATATTCATCATCTACCTCCGTAATATTTCTTCCTCATTTCTTCGGGCATAGGAACAACATTGTTCATAATTTCTCTAATTTCCTCTGGTTTTTCTATTTCTTTATTCTTCTTATTCTTCTTATTCTTCTTAATACGTTGCCCTCTGCTTGCCCTCTGCTTGCCCTCTGCTTTATCCTTTGTTCTTCCTTTTGCTTGCCCTTGATTGTTATAAAATGTGTAATTTACAATGGTTATGATTGTGCCTTGTGGTGTGCCTTGTGTTGTAGCCATTTTTTGATTTTGGATTGTATACAAAAAGTTTCTTACTTTCTTCACACTCCATCCCCATCTGTTCGCTAAAGTATCAAGGGATCTTATTAATTGCCCTTCTTCAAGATGGATTATCTTGCCTTTTATAAGCGCATCACCCGGCGCAAAATTTGCCAGCATCAACAGATCAATCCATGCTTGCCCTTTAGAAAATGGCTTATCTTCCCATACAGGATTATCCATGATCTGTCTGTGTAGTTTAATGAATCCATTATTCATAGATAATTCCTCCCTATAAGCTTCATAAATTCTTCTCTGGTATGCGTTTCTTCATACTTGGCTTGGCATATCCGCTTCAATTTCAAATCTAAATCATGGTTGAAATGTACACCTTGATTAGATAGATTATGAAGCTCCGGCTTCAGCCAGATCCAGAAGCCATGCTTTTCAGATATGCGCCGGTTAGCACCACCATAGATATGATGTTTGTGTAACTGGCCTTCATACCCGGTCAGAAAGCACTTTTTTTCTTCCTGTAAGATGCTTTTCATACTGTGCCTGTAATGGCTGACAAAATGCCGGCCAAAAGAAGAAATGCAGCCATAGCTGTGAATGATATAAAGGCTTCTGCTATTGAATATCTACGGATCTTATAGCTCTTTTTCATTTAATTCCACCTCCAGCATATCCAGCAATTCAGAGGCATCAATTTGGCCTTCATTCATTGCCATCCTACCCATCAGCACCATCAGTATATCTGCGGCCACTTCTGACACATGGTCAGATAACAGCTGGTGCATATCTCTTGTTAGTGCTGTATACTCTGCCAATACTTCATTCATTTCACCTTTAATCTTTGTGGTTCCCATATCTACATAAATCATGTTCTCTCCTCTACTGGCTCGATCCTCCCAGCCTTAAGCTGTCTATAGAAGAATTCACAAGCCTCATTTGTTCTGTGTGTTCTGCCTAATGAAGCCATCTTACAGTTACACCATTTGATGCGTTTATCTTGGGGATCTTCCATATAAGGACAATCATTACACTTGTAATAGATGCCTTCTGCATGGAATTCATCCGCAACAGTATCAATAAGCTCCTTTGTCTCTTGATAGATAACAATAGCTGTGAATTCACCAGACCCATGATCTATCCTGTAATCTGGATCTTCATGCCCTTGTTCAAATAGCTCCACCATCGATTGATTGAAAGAATCCTCAAATACCTTGCCGGATTTAGATTGGATAATTTTGATTTTCGGGATCTTTGCCCTTCTCATAAAAAAACACCACCCTTCTATAATTTAGGTGGTTAATTCTAACGTATTCTTCAAGAATACCCATTATCATAATTTTGGGAATAGATTAACCACCAATTTCAATATATACCTAAATTGATACCTTTGCAAGCACTATTCATATATTCTGATAGACACTTTGAAACCATCCTTATACCTTTTAACTTCCAGATCTGATCTCTTGGGAGCATCTCCATAATAATCATCATGCTCCTCTTTATAATTTACTGTTGCTTGATCTCCGGCATAGATCTCCGCTTCAAATGTTTTATTATCATTAAGATATCCATTTACAAGCTCTATATTATTTTTAGGGATATAACCGACCTGTAAACCATCTATCATTATCTTGATTGCATTTGGATCAAATTCATTATTAGGCTCATGCTCCAATACTGGTGTGGCTATATACGGATCATATAAATATATCTTTTCGTCTTCTGAAACTTCACCATCAATAAACATATCTTTGATATCATTGGCTGTTAAATCTGGATCTCCTAAAATTTCTTTGATGTTATCTTGATAATACTCCGCAGTATTGATTGATAATGCTTTCAACATCGTTCTTTGTGCTTGCTTCGGGATCTCCTCAAAATTTTGAGGCTCTGTTTTTGGATTTAAGCCCTGTTTTTTCTTTAAACCGATAATTATATTAAGCGCACCTATAAGTATCAGCACACAGCCACCCAGAACCGAACCAATGGCAAACATAAGGATAGCCACCAGCACACATATAATCCCTAATACCAGGTTGATCTTTCTCATTATTAACACCTCCTCTATAACTTTAATTATATATCAACTCAAATTTAAAGCAATAAAAAAAGGAGGCTTGCGCCTCCTAACTATCTAACTCTGACAACATCTTTAAAACATTGTCTCTCGTTTCTTTGATTTTATCGATCTCATTACCATCAATATCATGGTTGAGCATTTGCGCCATTGTCAACAGCTGCATCCTGTTAACTTTTTTATTGTTCTCAAGTGCTTCTTTGACTTCACTTAATACCTTATAATCATTTTCAGATTTTCGCTCCAGCTCTTCAACTCGTTCTTTCAGCCGTAATGCCGGGCTGATCCATTTATAGATCACAGCACCCACATTGCCTAATAGAACAATACCGCCAGCTACAGCCGCCATAGTTTCCCAGCCCATTTTATGCATTCTCCTCGTAAAAAGCCTGTGAGATCTTAATATTTTTAACACCGGGGATATAAAGCACCCATGCACCTTTGCTGTTTCTTCTCCAGCCTGTACCATTTAATGCTTTTTTCGTTTTTGAGAATCCACAAGAAATGTGCAAATGATTGCCAGATGCATTCCCATTTTTGCCTTCTCTCCAGCACTTTTGGCCTTGCTCATATATCTTGCCTACTTTTCCCATCTCTGAATTATCTTGATGCTCACACATGATATATAGATAGCCCTTACCATATGGTGTCTGCACCTTATCCACAGATCTTAACCATATTGCATGGGAGGCTTTGGTATACTTCCTTAAAATGATCATTTTGCATGGTGATCTGAACCAATCCCTCCCAGAATCAGCCCCAGCCAGATCCGTTGGATAATCTGCTGGCTTGCCGCCACTATGCTTTTTATGGATGCCTTGATTATAAGCGCACGATATTCTATGATTCTTCATGGGAAATAAAGCTTTTTCCATGTTGTCACCTCCTATGGTAGTAATTCTTCCTCCTCTGGATCATCCCACTCATCAAGATCATCTTTATTATCGTTATCTACGATCCCGGCAAGGAATGTAACAAGCCCGGATAGAATGACAGCACTAATAATAAGTTTCCAATTTATTTCTGTTATGAACATTGATGTTGGTATCAATCCTATAGCTGTTTCTGCCATTGTCCTGTACGTTTTGCGCCAAATTTTTCTCCAGTTAATCATTTAATATCATCCCTCTCTTTAAGGTAAACCTTTGTTTTAGTTCTTATGCAGATCCATCCATCTTTAGTCTTTGCCCATTCAACTCCGCCATGCGTCTTATAGTATTCTGTAGCTTTTACTATAGTGCCAGCTTTAAGGATCTTCTTTACTTTAGAGGCTGTGCTATGATCCGCTCTGACATTCATATTGGTTAATAATTCAAAGCTGATCCTATAAGGCATATTGCAGAAAAGCCATTTTGAATTAGATGCTTTTCTTTTCTTTTCTACTCCATTATTGATCTTCTTACCTTGATATGTGCCGGATACGTTACCATCAACAGTAAAAACATACCCACCCTCGTATTTAATAAAAATACAAGTGTGGTTATATGATTTACTTTTCTTTTTACCCTTGAAACATATAGCACCCGGCATAGCTTTTGCCGGATCTGCTGTAACTTGCACTTTACCATATCCTTTTATGGTAGGTGCTTTTTTTAACCAGTTTGCAAATTTGTTTGTGTTCCAAATGTAGCCCTTTTTCGGAACAAATGCAGAATAACCGCACTTTATCAGCCAATACTGCACAAAAGGCGCACAATGACCAACTACACCATAAGAATAAAATTTAGTAAAGTAGCCATTTGATTTGATGCCTTTATAGCCTAATTGCCCTAATAGTTTAGTGTATTTATTGGAATAGTTATGATGCTTCTCTTTAGATCTCCCTCTGGATGCTGTTAAACATTTATCTGCTTTTGCCTTATTGATCAATATCATTTCATGCTCCTGTTAATTAGCTGATATATAAGTAATATGGAAAGGAAACCAAGAACCACTTGATACAGATGGATATGATGCACTATTCGACTTTCTATACCTTGATACATAAACCTCTCCAGCTGTATTGATTTCACTTAACCATACCCCTGTATCTGTTCCTTGATGAATAGACAATAAACCTTGTATCGGTCTATAGCCAGATGGAATTGTAAAAACTTTAACCCCTGTTGCATTTAATGTTCTTGCCGATGTATTTTTCAACACTCCAGTTAGCGCAACAATGCGTCCATATTTTCTGACCCACATTTCATTAGTACCGCCATCTGCATACTGCGCCCAACCGCTGCTAAATGTTGTTATTCGTGTTTCAGCTATATCCATAGGCATTGTATTTGCTTCTTTGTTCAATCCATCTGATCCGACCCCTAAAGCCTCTGCAAGTGTGGTTGAAAGTTTCCCTAATTCAACGGATTCAAATCTATCTTGCAATACGTTATATTCTGTCTTAACGATCTTAAATCGTGCATTCATGTTGAATCTTGGAAAAACAACATTGATAGTATCACACAATTTACATTGGATAAGATTGGCTATGGTGTCATACTCTCCAAAATCCTTAAGATCTATATATTTAACTTCAATAGATCTATTAGGAAGATTGACAGATTCATTAATGATCTGGTTTAAAGCATACGATTCTAAATTTGCCTTTGTTGGGATCTCCTCAAATTTATCTGTTAGATCTAATGGGATACATTCATTTCTGCCATTGTAAGAATTTAATCCAGAATCGACCATATCCCCTATCAATACTGTATCGACCCCATTAGCGTTAGTACCTTGCCAGTATGGGATAACGCTGGTATATGCTCCTAAATAATCTGTTTCCTCATTGTAATCTGTCAGATTCAAGCCATATCTTACTGTTACTGGTTTATATTCTCCTCTGGATTGCAACAGCTTAACATTGAATTTATCAAATAATAACTCGCCTCCATAACTATCTAATACAGATCCTTCTATACCGCCTAGAAATTGCCTTACTGATTTAGGCACACCATCAGCCGCTGCCAAATATGCTGAACTTTCAAAATCCGCCTCAATCGTGAATGGATTTGTTGGTGTGCCATTATTAAGCATGGTGATAGCATCAGCCAAACTATTGATATTAGATCCATTCGCCACTACCTTTAAAAGCCTGTAACTAATATGGACTCCATGAAAAGTTACAGTACCATTGATCGTCTTATTGTGTGAAACGATGTCAAAAGGCTGAATATCTGAAGAATCATCATGTGTAACCCCAATGATGCGCCCCGGAATGATCTGATCAAAATTATGTCCATCTACAGGATATTCAAAATCAACTTCATAGATCCCATTTCTTTCTTCCGTTACTATGCAGCTGATACAATCTCTTAATCTTCCCAATCCATTACTGGTAAAAAAAGTTTCATTCTTCTCATACAAAATAGGGATCATAATTTCCACCACCTCGGAGTTATCTTTAAACTGGTTATGGTGTCATCATAAGTTATTTCATTTGCCCCCGGTTTAAGTGTTGGCAGCTGCGCCCCTAACTGGATGTATTTATTTAGTGAAATATAAGTTTCACCATTTACCGCGTAAGCATCACCCGTTTCAGAATCAATGGTAACCCCATCCTCCGCGATATCGGCAGAAGAAACTGCTGTTGCCCTCGGAGTATTTAAATCCATTGCAAATGACAAGGCCACCTCTTCATTATTAAAAATTCTCGAGTTTTCCCAATTAAAGCGCGCGCGCGCCACCGCTTGACTATCAGCACTCCCAACAGTTACCGTATATATCTGTTTGTATATCCGTGTATATGTGATAGTTCCGAGCTTGTATGATAACGTAACAGAAACTTCAAGTTCTAATAGTTCGCGCTCTTCCTCTATGGCAAATTGATACAAGGTAGCCGGAACGTATACATCCCACTCTGTAGTTATCGTATAACTCCGTACCCCATTTATGACGTATGATGCCCTCGCTTCAACTGTTGCGCCATCGATCCCACTACATACCGCGCTTGCGGTTAAATTATGGATTTGATAATTACTGGTTGTTCTTAATTCGCTGGATGCTGTCCATTTGTTCGCTTCAAAACTGATTGGATCGCCCTCATTTAATGGTGTATTGCTGCCCCTAATAATGTGAAAGCTTTTCGCGCTTCGTTGATAGCTATTTTCCTCCCATAGTGTTACATTTCCATAACTCATATCCAGCAACTCAATTTCATAATCATCAATTGTTACTGTTCCTTCACCCTCTATCTTGATCAATGGACTTGAATCATATCCGGTTGGATTGGTGATCTCATCACCGCTTGATACAGTTATCTCACTTTCACCACTTGTAAGCCATCTTTGAGGCTTACAATTAAATACGATATCAAATTCCCCAGCCTTACCGCCAGAGGATGGCTCTATTTCCAGCCCAGCTACGAAGATCCCTAATCTATACTCATTAGGATTGTATGTATCTTCTAACCTCTGGTAGCCTATCAATGACATGATAGCATTTCTAAAATTAGAGATCGCCGCTGCAAATTCAGCTGAAGTCTGGGCAAATGTTCCAGCAGTATATTTAACTTCGATGTTATCCCAATGCCCCATGTCGATTGGTACATCGCCATTGCGCCCCGGAACACTTACCATCTCAACAGCTCTTGTAGGCGCATTATATACAGCCTCACCAGTTATATATATTCCATAATCAGCAGAAGATATCCCACCAAAGACCAGATGATTAAAAACATTACCTGTTACCACCATAAGCCATGCGCCTCCTGTTTTCTTTCTGAATGATCATTCTTTCTATCTTGTTAACAAGTTCATCTATATTCATACCATCTGAAGCATATACATTAATGATGGTATCGCCTCCAGCACCTTCTGCGATCTTATCAAGTTTCTTCCAGAATGGATCTAATGGTACAACAGCCTCTGAAGATTTGCCCTCACCTAATCCAATAACTGTAGGTGAATCAAAAATACCTCCTTCGGCATACCATTTAATTCCTAATGATGGTATCTTACCTTTCAAGAGATCTCCCAACTTCCAGCCTTTCGGGGATATGCTGAAGTGTGGTAATGGTATGTGTGGATGCCCAACACTAAAACTAAAGAAGCCTTTGATCTTGTTAACGATCCCTCTAATAATGCTCATTGCTGTTTGGATCGGATGCGTAATAGCATTTTTAACACCATTAAAGGCAGCAGATGCCGCTGCTTTAAGACCATTCCAAACACCCACTATCGCAGATCTCATGGTATTAAAGATGCTCATTACCCTTGTTTTGATCGCCTGTACTCTGGTTGTTATGGCTGTAGAAATAGCTGTCCATGTCTTTAAAGCCCATGCCTTTATAGTATCCCAGTTTTTATATAGCAGAACACCTATAGCAATTGCCGCAGCGATCGCCGCAATAACTAATCCGATTGGAGATGTCATAAATGATAATGCCGTTGATAGACCGCTCAAGGATGTCATGATTGTTCCTACCGCACTAATAAGCGCACCTATAAATATAAGCAATGGCGCACCTACAACCAAAAGACCTGTAATCCCTACAGCGATCTTTGCAAGTATTGGATGTGCTTCAATATAGGATACAAGCTGTTCAACTTTAGGCATTACTGTAGTAGAAAGCCACGTTGCCGCCTGTGCAAGTGCTGGAAGTAATACCGCTCCTAATCTTTCTGCCACATCTCCCAAACTGTTCTTGATCTGCTGTATTTTGCCTTCATCGGTCTGGGCAAATACCGCATTCATGTTACCAACATTATCAGTTATTACCTGTGCCAGTACCGCTGCACGTTCTTCTTCTGTGCCGTATTTTAAAATATCTGCCTGTGCATCTGTAAAAGAGATCCCCACACGCTTTAATGCGCCTGTTTGCCCTTGCATCGCCTTACCTAAAAGATTTGCTATGTTTTTAGCATCATCTGCGGATGCATTATAGCCCTTCTGCTGTACTAACAAATTATCCATCGCAGGAAGTAGTTTATTAATTGTCGACGGATATTTAGCGAATGTTGCTAACTGTTGCGCCCCGGATAACGTTACTTCATCGCCAATAACTCCCTGTTTCTGTAAAGCAGAAGCAAGATTCATGGTTTCTTTTGCCGCCGCTTTACTTACTCCCATTCTGGTTTTATAGATCTCTATAAGTTTATTTTCTGCCTGTTGCTGTGTGGTATTATACTCAAGTAATTTCTTACCTGTCATAATCATTGCCGCTCCGCCTATCCCGGCATACATCCCGGCAGTACGGAAACCAGCACCTACAGATTTCATCTGATTCCCAAGTGCTGAAAGATTGGCAAATTTAAGTTTGTTCATTTCAGCTCTAAAATGCTTTAATTTAGATTCAGCTTCAATGATGTTGCGCCTTACCTTCATCCACTCTGGGGATTGTTTAGAAACCCCTTGTGCCTTTAACTGGCTTTCAGCCTGTTTGAATTGCTTGAGCTGATTTTCTGTTATATCAACTTTCTGCCCCAGCACTTGGAACTTCTGCCGCATAAGTTCAACATTATGCGGATTGAATTTAAGAGATCTGTTTATCTGCCGTAACTCTTCATCAACCTGTTTTGATTCTGATCCAATGCGCTTCAAAGCTCTATCAAGCTCTGTTGTTTCTCCTCTAAATTGAATTGTGATACCTTTAACTTTTCCAGCCATTATTTATCACCCAAAAAATCCATCAATATCGGCTTGTGTAGCCTTCCTTCTTTTCCCTCGTTTATTATCTCTTTCAGCCTGTTTTTCAGCCTGTTTCTGTCTCTCGTTATAATCCATGCAGTAATCTACTAACTGACCTAATGTAAACATCTTAAGATCAGATGTAGATAACCCTCTTTCTGTAGCTGCTAATATAATATCGTTTAGTTCGATGGCTGAAGATTCTTCTTTAGACCCTTCAGCCTCATTACGTTTTTTAGTGTGATCGATGATCCTAAAATCAACTCAAACACAACTGGAATAATCTCATCCAAATAAAAATCATCGAACTGTTTGAACCATGTTTTAGGCTCTGGGATATCTTCCGCTGTTGCCGCAAGTGACCAAATAATATTAAGGATCTCTACAAATTCAAGGCCGCTTAAATGTACAAGCGCATTGATGAAAGATTCATCATCTGCCAGCTTGATCAATTCTTTAACTTCGATCTGGTTACTTTCAGCCGCATCATATAACCCCTTCATTAGATCCACAGCAGCCGCCAGCATCGGCATCAACGTTGGTACGATATCATGCCCAAACTGTTCTCTATATGTCATTGTCCATGTAACATTGCCATCCAGCGTGATCTGTTTATCACTTATATTAATCGTCTTTTTCATGTGACATTTCTCCTTATAAAAAAATTGGAGGCAGCTTTTAAGCCGCCTCGTTATATTATGGTAATGTTGGTACAGGTGGATTGGTAAACAGAGTTGCGTAACCTGTCGCACCTTCTGCATAGGATACCATTGAAATACCTGTGCCGTTATCCCCGGAAACAGTTACCGGGATCGTTTCTGTTGTAGGCTCTTTAGCTTCTTCAATGGTGTTGTACTCTCTTCCAATACCACCCAAAGCACAGTTATACATGATAACTCTTCTGCTCTCTTTATCGCCCTCTACTTGGAACATGATATATACATCTGGTTTAACAGCATTCTTGATATTTGCGATCCCACCATCAGCAAGCTCCAGATATCCAAGAAACCTAGTTTTAAATGCATCATCATATTTTGCAACCTCTAGATCTCCCTCAAAAGATCCTCCAGAGTATGAAGCATAATAAATTTTATTATCTGCAAAAAAGTTATTTGCTTCGCTCTGCTCCTCTGGTGAGAAGCTTACAGCTCCTTCCTGTTTGTATGGTGTGCCTAATGTTACTGTGCCATTGTTAACTTCAAATGTTCCTACATAAAGATTGGATATACCAAATTCAACTTTGTTCGTAGAATTTGCCATTTATGACCCTCCTATACATAGTAATAAATCAAAAAGATATCCTCACTTTCGATGTAGATATCTTCACTTTTCTCATAAATAAAGCCATTATTGATTAATGCTTGTTCAATAATGGCTTCATTTGCTTCGTTTTTTTCTTTGTAATAATACTCTATCTGATAACTGTTATGGCTGTAATAGATCTGATTATCCGCTTCAAAGTGATCTTGCCCATCCCCTATATAGACAATATATGGCGGAATTGGTTTAGTTTGAAAATGAGCATAAGCGCATGGCAGACCTGTTGATTGTAATATTTGAAATATCGTCATCCTTCAAGCCTCCTCTCAAGCTCTTTATCAAGCTCGTTCTGCGCCCAGTTTTCCGCTGGTAAAATATGTGGCTTGCCATTGGCTCTGCCCACAACACCCCCGGCAAAACTGTTATATACATCATGCCCATTTTCTAGGAGATGTGTAAGCTGATAATGCGTTGAATTATGTACAACACCCTCTATCACCTTTCCACGTTCTCTGATCCATTTGAATCGCCAGCCTTTGGCATACTCACCACTTTTTTTAGGTGATGTATTTTTAAGCTTCTCTACTGTTTCTTTCCCAACTTTCTCAAAAGCTTGATATATATCCTTCTCTGCTTCTTTTCCGTATTCATCAAGCAATTTTTCAAGCTGTGCAGACATAGTATAACCTTTAGCCATTGCCAATCCTCTCCTCACAGATCAATTTGATTGCATCTCTATCTGCTTTCCAATCTGTACGGATGACAGAATAGATCTTATCATCCCATTTGATGAGCTTTTCCCCATCATAATCCGTTCGATGAGCTATCACAAAAGAGATGGATGGATGCATCCCGGCTTGCGCCGCCGCATAAAATTCTGATGCATATATCGTTGTAGGTTTTACATATACCATTCTTTCTGTATAGGTGATAACCTCATTCCCATATGCATCATAGGATGTTCCTTCTTGTTTAAGAAGATATGCTATACTGTCATACATCCTTATTCACCCCAATCCGTATAGCCTGTAGCTGTCTGTAATTGTGCCTTTTGTTCATCATAGGATCTTTTTAGTTTGTCGTAATCCTCCGGCATACCAAAAGCCATGATACAATATGTGTTTATTGCCCTTCCTACAAGTGCATCAAATTCATCCGGCACAATAACACCAGCTAACCCAAGATCCATCTGCGCCGCATTAATAAGATCTGTCAATTGCCCATCGTCATATTGATTTCCGCTTAATCTAGCCGCCTCCTTTACCTTTGGAAGCATCGTTTCAACAGTTATCATAGTATTTACCCTTTTAACCACAAAGGCGGCTTAAATCGCCGCCTGTATCGCTTCTATAATCGCTGATTTGTTTAACCGGGAGGAAACCCCATCAACATTGTTTTCTGCCGCATAATCCAATAATTGCGCCTTTGTCATTGTTGATAGATCAGCCATGTTCCTTCCTTGCGTTATTCCCCCAATGCGATCCTTACTACCTTGCCCGGAGCAACAACTCCAATTGCTGCATACAACCTTCCTATGATCCTTACCATATCCGCATCTGCTTCTGTGGTATCGTCAAATTTGAAAGTAGCCGCATCCCCATTTGGGAGATTAAGCTGCACCCCGGAAAGATCTGCAACAACTCCAACCTTTCCGGAAAGTGCAGCCGCATCTACATAAATAGGCTCTAACCCATCAAAAGGATCATAGCCATAATTGGCGGAAAGTGCAGCCGCCTTGAGTGCAGCCGCTGTTGATCTTGTTGTAATGAAAACAGGATTTGTTGCCTCACCTCCAAGAAGACCCTCCGCAGCAATGATATCTGCTGTGGAAATTGCTGCGCCATCTGTCTCGACTTCTGCAACAAGTGCCGAAGTTTGAGCTGTTGTTATCTGCTTAATGATATTATCCCCAATTGCTTTAACAAGCTGGTACTCAACTTCATCGAAGATATAATCAAGAAATACCTGTCCACGCATATCAATTACCTCATCAGATACACGCACCATTTTCTTGATCATTGCCGGGATCAGATCAATGTAAGCAACAACAAGATTTTCCTCCGTTATAGCCTCATCACCCTCTTCATGTACTACTGCACCGCTTGCGCTTGCTTCGTATCCAACTTTAAGATTGCCCTTAAAATATGATCTTTTAACTCTCTTTACAATCTCGTTAGATTCCCATGCTGTATGGATCTGATCCTCAACATATACAGGCACAGCAATAGTACCATTTTCAGCGTTTTCTGTGAGCAATGCTCTCTGCTCTTCTGTGGCTCTGCCCTTCTGGTATTCTACCCAAGCATCCAGATATTCCGGGGATTTTCTTACTTCAAGATTTGGCATCTTTTCTACTTCTCCTTCCTTCTCGATAACATCGCCAGCACCTCTAACGATGGCATCAATATCCTTTTTTCTTTTTTCGACTTCCAGATTAAGAATCTTTTTTCTTTCTTCGATCGCTTCAAGCTCCATCTCAAATGCATCCAGCTGATCAACTGTTTCTGCATTCTTGATTTCTGCTGTGATCTCTGCGGATCTTGCTTCAAGCTGATCAAAATCAAGATTCATGATCTCTTCTCTTTTCATAATTCCTCCTTGCGATCATCTCAAGTTTTCTTTTTCTAAACTCAAAGTGTTCTTTTTCAGATCTCTCCGTCTGGAGCTTGCTGATCACTCCGTCAACAAGGCTTCTAACACTTATTGTTGTTGCATCATTAGCCGGTATGGATACAGCTGATACATCATATAACCTTTTTATTGATTTTATGATCCTTGTTGTTACCCTCTTACCATCCTCATCTTTTTCATTCCATTCATCTTCTGCCACACTAAAACCAAAGCTCATTTTGGTTGTATAGCCGCCTTTGATTTCTTCATAAAGGTTTCTGCCAATCTCTGTGCCGGATAGATCCGCTTCAATATGAAGCCCTATCGCATCTGGAATTACTTCTAATGTTTCATTAGATATCCGGGCAAAAACTCTTCCTTCATGGTTATACTGCATGATCACATCTGACATATCAGCGTTATCAAAAGCCTCTTTAGCCACCATCTCACGCAATACGATATCTTCATCCTCATAAAGTGTATAAGGCTCATTAAAAGTACACGCATAACCAACAACAATCATTTCTGATGATTCGTCAATGCGCATCTCCATATCTCTATATTCTCTATTCTTCTTGATTGGCATCCCCTTCTACCTCCTGTGTTGTTGTTCCATCTGGATTTAACAAATAGTATTCACCTCGTATCGTTGGCACATCTCCGCCCTCAATAGGTGGAAGATTCCATATCTCTCTTATCTCGTTCCGGCTCATGATTCCCCTATCTGCCATCTGGCTGGAAACATTCAGTTTATCAGCATTAGACAAATACTGAAGCCTGTTGGCCGTAGCCATGATCATTGATCCTCTGTTTCTTTCATTCTCTGAAAAGGCGGCTTTAGTTAATGCCTCTGAAAGCTGTACCGCAAATGGCTCAATAGCACCTTCATAAAATGCACTCCATTTATCGCCATAGGCTTTATTCTGAAGGATATCTTCATTCACTCCAAAATAATTGAATACATTATTTTGGATCTGTTTCATTTGCTCGGGATCAACTGTATAAGGCTTTACATCTATTTGCTTTATATCTTTATATGTATTCGGGAATAATAAAAACCCTCCAGCCTCTGATTCACTAGATAGGTTTTCTTTGGTAAATCTTTTAGCTTCTTTGGCAAGATCCTCCGGCTTCGTGAAATTTGAAAGCTGCGCCATAAATCTAAATGTTGATGTGTTCTTGATTGCCTCCTGTACACCTTGCCGCTGGATGTGTATCAACTGCATCGTTTCATCCAGCGCATGGTTAGAATCTCCAAAGAAATCAGATTTATATTGATGCTTTGTAAGGATGGCACATTTTTTAAACTCCACAGCTGCGATCATTCCATTAACGAACCTGTACCGCAACCATGCTTCACCTTTGTATTCGATCAATTCACAGTTAGTAGGCAACACCGGGAAATATCCAGTTATAATCATTCGCTCATCAAAAACAGGAACAATGAAGCAAGTATTATGCACATCCAGTATTGTTGAAGTCCTATATAGAAACTGGCTGTTAGTCTGGAATTGATTCATCCCTAATTTCAGCTTGTTTTGCAATGATGGATTGGCTGATCCTATAACCTCTATTTTCAGTTTACTCATGTGCCTTGCTCTCGCATCAATCGCCGCTCTTACGATCTCTGATTCATAGATAGCACCGCCCCATGATGTATATACTGGTCTATATGCTGTTAAAGTTTGAAACAGCTTGTTAGCGTTTTTTAAAGCTTTCTCTGATTCTTTAGCCTTATCTGGTCTAAAAATCTTATCGAATAATCCCATAACTAATCCTCATTCTTCAATTGTTCTCCTAATTCTCCATACCATTTCTGTCTTACTGTCATGGCATCAAGTAAAGCCGCAACACCATCCACATGGGCTGTAGGTGTAAGCTTTACTAATTTGCCTCTGGCTCTCTCTTGATTCATCTTTATTGCTGAATTGTATAAGTGCATCTTCATAAGATCATTGTTAAAATGAATCTTATTGTCTTTAAGTAATCCTTCGGTTTCAAGTATCACAGGATGTAAGTTATCCCCTTGATACACATCATCCAGCCTAAATCCATAATTCTTCATATCACTTACAAGATAAGAAGCAGAATATCTATCATATCCTGTCATAAGCGGATAGATCTGGTATTCTGTAATTAGATCAGTAAACCAGTTAAAAACATCATGATAATCTATAAAATTATCCCCGGATGTATGTAGATGCCCTTTCTTGATATATAAGCCATAAGGGATACCATCTAATTTTTCTGCATCCTCTATCCGCTCCGCTGGTAACCAGAACCTAGAGAATACATATAACTCTCCGTCTTTTTCTACTACACATACCGCCGCCGTAAGATCTGTTGTGCGTGATAGATCTACACCGCACACAGCATAATTATTTTTAAAATCTTCAATCTTCAAATTATCATCAAATGATTTTTCGATTACCGATGCTGGTAACCATGCTAAAGAAGAATTTTGTTTTAAGTTACAGTATTTTGTTATAAATTCGCTTCGCTTTGATAGTGATTCTTCCGCTACAGCGATTTCTTCTATCATGTAATCAATAGAAACTGATACCCCAAGATTAGGATTGCTTTTCTGTAGCTCATCTATATCATTCCATTTATCGATATCATCGATCATATATAAAAATGGCAATAGCCTTTTTTCTTTGCTATCGCCATATAAAAACCTTGTTGATCTTTTGATTAGTTCATCATAAATGGAATCATTAACATATCCGCTGGTGGTACAGGATAGCATTAATCCTTCAGACCTTGCGCCCATACCACTTTTTATAACTTCGTATTGTTTCAATCCCTTATCACCTTCAAAAGATGATATTTCATCCATGATCGCCAGAGATGGATTGAAGCCATCTGAACGCTTCGCAGCGTAAGCAAGCTTCTTAACTGTGCTATTGATACCCAATATCGCCAGATCTGTCTGCCTGTGTCTTGGGAGCATCGAATCATTATGAATCTTTTTATTGTGCTGGTCTTTAACCTGTAACTTCTCTTTAAGCTCGTTATACTCTGGATCTAAAAGAACCATCTGCCAGATATCGTTATACACAAGATCCGCTTGCTCCAGCTTTGGCGCAACACATAAAACCCTTGCTCCGTATCCGCCTTCTTGCTCCCAGATGTATTTAGCAATGGATGCTGCTAATTTTGTCTTTCCGTTTTTTCGGCCTACGACTAAAAAGATCTCTCTGAATTGCCTACGCTTCTTTTTATCCACGATCCCAAAGATGCAAGATATAAAAGCCTTTTGCCATACCGTCAATTTGAATTTACCCGGAGCAAGATCACCTTCAGTATGAAAGCAATGCTTTTCTATCCAATCTATAGCCGCAGAAGCCTTCTTTTGGCTATAAAAAAACATCCCGGATTCTATGCCATGCACAATATACTCATACACCAGCCGCACATACTCATTAACACAGTATGTACCATCCTTGATACCTTGATAATACCTATATATCCAATTGATCCGGCTCATTATCTCTTCCTATCTCCGGCTAATTATTTCCTACTTTGCCAGATCCTGTTTTACTCTGTTTTAATCCGTTTTACTCTCTCGCATTCTGTTAAAGAAAGGATTCTCACACAATCGGTCTAATGGATTCCCACT